ACCACCAAATCTCAAAGAAGGTGTTTGCTACATCCGGGACTTTGGATGCGGTCGATTCCGCCGGGCGTGAGCGGGAACACAACTACCAGAAGGTGTTGAAGGCTCTCGAACTTCGCCGTGACATCGAAAAAGCAATCGGTGACACAGACGTTGCACGCGACGGTTCAGACCCACGCAAGTCGGCTTCACTGACCTGCTGGATGTCAAACGGTTCAGTTGGCGCAACTGGTGCGTTTGCTGTTGGTGCCGACGGCACAACAACAATCACATCAGGCACCGCACGCCCATTGACACTTGCCCTCATCGAAGATGGGATGCAGGATGCGTGGGAAGACGGCGGAAACCCTCGCCTGATGATTGCGTCAGCGACCAACCGTGCGAACTTCTCAGACCTGTCTGCTTCAGGCAATCTGGTGTCAAACGACGTTAACATGACTGCCGCCAAGGAAGTCACATACGTCGGTTCAACATCAGTGTTCCTGACAGATTTCGGCACTGTTGAGGCTGTTCCATCACGCTTGTTGGGTAACGACCGTGTGTTCTTGATTGACCCAGACTTTGTGTCTCTCTGCACACTCAACGGACGTAACTTCCTTGAGCAGGAGTTGAGTCAGGACGGCGACGCAAAGACTAGCCATTTGGTGTCGGAGTGGGCGCTCAAGCCTACCGCGCCTAAGGCACACGCAGTTGTCTATGATCTTAACGGATCATAATAAATCGGAGGGGGCGGGCGACTGCCCCCTCTCTTTCATAAGGGGAAAACATGAAACGAGTTTTATACACCGATCCTCACACCGCCAAAGAGGTGGTGATGGATCAGCGCTCTGATGGCACGGACATTATTGAGACGACCCAGCGCTTTGACACATTGATTAAATTAAACCGGCAGATGAACAACGACTACTCAAAGGGCAGCATGATTGGGAATACCCAGCGCCATATGTCGCATGTAGCGGAAATACCAAATGTCGTGTATAATCACTTGCTAGAGACACTAGGCACGCCAGCCGAAAACCCAAAGGGCTGGAAGGCTTGGCTGAATAATAGCGAGAACCGAGACTTCAGGACAGGCGGCGGTAACGTATAATGGCAATTGCGACCTACACAGATTTGCAGACATCCATAGCCAACTTCTTGGCGCGTTCTGACTTGACCGCGCAAATCCCTGACTTTATTGCACTGGCTGAGGCCACTATGAGCCGCGAGCTGGAGACACGCAGTCAGGAAAAGCGGGCAACTGCAAACACTGTGTCAGGCAATGAATATCTGAGCTTGCCAACTGACCTAAGAGAGGTCAGAGAGGTAAAGCTAAACACCGCGCCGCTGACTGTTTTGAGATACTACAGCCCTGTCGCGCTGGATGAGCAATACGCATCAGATGGTGGCGGCAAGCCCAAGGGCTACAGCATTGTGGGCGATGAGATAAAACTTCGCCCTGTGCCTGACGCCACATACGAAATGGAGATTGTCTATATCGGCTCAATTGAGGCGCTGTCTGCGACAAACCTCACAAACACAATCCTGAGCCGGTCGCCTGATGCTTATCTGTATGGCTCTCTCGCTGAGGCTTATGCCTACCTTCTTGATGAGACTAGGGCGGCTCAATATATGGCTCGCTTTGATAAGGCTTTGGCACAAATAAAAGTAGACAATCAACGCGCCCATTACGGCACAGGCTCGCTGCAAATCAGCAGCATTTATCAACGGCAATCGCAAGCAGCGGGGACTTAAATTATGTCTGCAATGAGTGACTATCTTGAGAACGAAATTCTCGACCACATCCTTGGAACCGGCGCATACACAATGCCGACCACTGTCTACGTCGGGCTGTCGACTGCATCGTTTAACGACGACAACAGCGGCACTGAGCTTTCCGGCAGCAACTATGCGCGTGAGAGCGCCACATTCAGCGTGGCGGCCTCAGGCACAACAAGTAACAGCGGGGCAATTGAGTTCAATCCTGCGACTGGTTCTTCTTGGGGGTCAATTTCGCATTTTGGCATTTTTGACGCGCTATCCGGCGGCAATCTTTTAATTCACGGATCGTTCACAACCGCAAAGACAATTGACGTTGGTGACATCCTGAAAATTGCTATTGGCGACCTAGACGTAACTGCGGCTTAGGTGTAGCTGATGGCTACGCTAGAGGAACTAGATAGCTGGGGAAGCCTAGACAGTCTTGACCAATTTGGTAATCTTGAGCAGCTAGACGCGCTCGACTTTACCTTGGCGACTGCTAGTGCCAGTGTAGCCGCGACAGCAAATTCATCGTTGACAAAGATACGCACAATAGTCGCGGATGTATCTTTGTCAGCGTCATCTTCTGCAAGCGCCAGCAGGATTCTGGCTTTCGCCGCGTCCGTGACAGGTGCAGCGGCAGTTGACGCCACCATAACATTTATACGACAAGTGTCGGCGGCGGTAAGCGTTGCCATCACAGATGCCGCAATATTAACAAGGCTTCGGAAAGTAGACGCATCAGAGACTGCGGCGGTTACGGCTACCGGCAATTACAATATGGTGTTTATTGCCTCAGGGCAGGCAGGCACATCTGTGTCGGCGTCTGGGTACCCAACCGGCACATTTGTTATGGCGGCAAATCCAAGCATTGCCACCTCGACAACAGTTAGTGGTAAGATACTTGGCGAGGAATGGTCTGACGTGTCAGACACCGCCGCAACTTGGGTTGACGCGGTTGACGCCGCAGCGATATGGTCAGATCAGGCAGGTTCAACTGGAGTGTGGTTAGGGCAATGATTAACTTTGGCGAATGGCTACCAGACCAGCCTGACTTTTCAAACGCTGGTGTTGTTGAGGCGACAAACGTGGTGCCTGCATCGTCTGGCTATCGCAGCCTGAACAGCTTTGAGCCTTATTCTGGCGCGGCCACAGGCACGATCCTTGGCATTTACTCTGTTAAGGCGTCGGACGGCAGTGGCTCAATATTTGCGGGCGACAGCACAAAGCTGTATGAGTTTGACACGACTGACAGCTCACTAACCGACATCAGCAAAGTTGGCGGGTACACGCTTGATGCCAGCATTGGCGAGCGTTGGCGGTTTGTGAATTACGGCGACTATGTTATTGCCGCAGGCGGTATTGGTGAAAGCATACAAAAGTTTCACACAGGCACTGACGCAATATATAGCGACCTATCAGCCTCTGCGCCAAAGGCAGACTTCATTGCGGTTGTGCGTGAGTTTGTCTGGACTGCAAACGTAGACAGTGGCTCAGGCAGGGTGCCTTGGCGTTGCCAGTGGTCTGGATTTGACGACATAACTTCGTGGACAGTCGGGTCAGATCAAAGCGATTTTCAGGACACGATGGATTGCGGTGCCATTACCGGCTTAGTCGGCGGAGAATATGCGACGGTACTGATGGAGCGAGCCATTGTTCGCGCCACATACACAGGCCCGCCGCTAATTTGGCAGTTTGATAAGGTTGAGACGGCTAGGGGCTGCAAGATTGCTGGCTCAGTCTGTAACGTAGGGCATAACGTGTTTTACTTGGCCGACGATGGCTTTATGATGTTTGACGGTCAGCAGTCTACAGCGATTGGCGCAGAGAAGATTGACGCCTTTTTTCAGGTAGACCACGACAGCTCTTACAAGCACCTAATGACAGCCACGACTGACCCCCAGAGCAAGCTGGCAATCTGGTCGTATGTGTCCACAAGCTCAACAAATGGGCGACCTGACAAGCTCCTTATTTACAACTATTTCTTGCGGAAGTGGTCTATTGCAGAGATTGCGGCAGACCTGTTGTCGCCTTTATTTACAGCCGGATACACGCTGGAGGGACTGGACACGATCTCAACTTCTATTGAGACGCTGCCTGCGTCTATGGATAGTGCGCTTTATAAGGGTGGCCAGTATCTGTTTGGTGGTGCGTTTGGGGACAAGATTTACACGTTCACAGGTTCACCCCTCACAGGCACAATTACTACTGGTGAGGCGGCTGTAAGTATGGGTCAGCACAGTATTGTTACAAGGATATACCCACATCACGAGGGTGGCACTGTCGAGATGTCTGTTGGCCTCAGGGGAACCCCAACAGACACGGTAACATTTCAAGCGGGCGGCAACACAAACGCAGATGGCTTTGTGCCGTTTCGGGCTGCCGACAGATATCACCGCGTAAAAATGATTATCAGCGGGGACTGGTCTTTTGCTCACGGCATAGATATTGAGGCTAGAAAGGTTGGCCGTCGATGACCGTTGAGCAGCGCAATACTAACCTTCGCACATTAAACCCTATCACGGCTACGACACGAGAAGTTGCAGAGGTGCTAAACAGAACCGTTGACGGTGGACTAAATAGCGTTGGCTACACTACTCTGATAAGCGGCACGACCACTACAACCGTTAGCGACCCTAGATATGGAGTGCAGAGCATTGTATTTTTTACCGGATACAACGAGACACTAGAACACAGTGACCCATTTGTTAAAAGCACTAGCACCAATGGGTCTATGATAATTGAGCATAAGAACCACGGACACAATGTAAATGTTGCCTACCTTATTATCGGCTGAAGACAAGCTGAAAGAGAAGTTTGAGAGAAACCGCAAATATATCGCGGATGCGCTTGAATATTCTGGCGGCACGCACTCACTCGACGATGTTTACCAAGCCTGCGCGGTCGGTGAGGCACAGTTACATCCG